ACATATCGATAGAAGACATATGAGTCTAATTGGACACAGTGACCATGGGAGACCTGAGTTCTTTTCAAAAGTGTACCCAGAACTTTCTCCATCGGTACTTCGCCTTGGGTATTAGTTTCTTTGATCGTAAAATACAGTCAACACGTACCTTTCACCTTTTGTTAGGGGTAGTGTACCATGTAGATGTGTTTCTGATTTAAATTTAACCATATCACCTTGTTGATAGTCCATAATTGGTAAGTTCTTATAATTGTCAATAAAATCATCTCTAACTTTGGCCTCACATGTCGTTATTTCACTAATCGTATCTGATGTAAGCTTGTCAAACATATAGTATTCACAACCTTCAAAATCCTTGGTATCCGATAAGAGAAAACTTATCGTATACTCTGAATTATCGTAATGGAGAGGTATTCGAACACGTTCATTTGGTAAATATCTTTTCAAAAACATAAAATCACTACTGGAATGGTTATCTTTATATTTATAGTATACACCCTTACAAAGATTCCATAATTTATCGTGCATAACACTTGTACCCTCTAAGATATTGACTTGATACACCGGTTCATCGTCTACAGGTTCTGATGTAATATCATATACAAGATTCCTGGATTCTTTTATCAACGTCTCACACAAAGTGGGTGTTAAAACACCTTTTGCTAGATACGACGTATGATCAAGGAAATATTTTGGTTCCTGTGTGATGTCATTGATGTAAAGTGTTTTTTTCATTACATTCACTTGTGTATAAATAAACCAAGCTACTAGAATTATCAAAATGATAAGAAACTTCATCTACAATGTAAAAATATAAAAATAACACCTAAGTGACACATCTACAACGAAATTCCATTCAACCGAACAAACAATGTCTTCCAACATGAACTCCAAATCCATCACCAACTACATTCTCAAGCTCGAGCATGACAACCAGGACCTGTCCGAAACTGTCCGCACCCTCGAGTTTGATCAAATCGGACTCAAGAAGAAAATTCGAGACATGGTTGATACACTTGACCAAGTCAAAAAGGAAAGGGATGAAGGTATCGGGAAGCTCCTTGATGCTGACATCCAGAGGATTGGACGCGTTCTCAATGAACCTGAAAAACCTTCCCTCTTTGAGACGACCGCGCGGGTTACCCAAACTTCTGTCAATGAGGGTATCGCGGCACGTCTTCGTGAACTCGGGGATATGACATCAGATTTTTACAAGTGTGCTGCCTACCAAAGGGCTGCAATCATTATTGAACATCTCCCATACGAGGTGGAGAGTGGTGTTAGTGTCAGTCATATCAAAGGTATTGGTAAGTCTATCTCCGCCAAAATTGATGAATATCTAGACGAACTGGACTCAGACTACGATGATTCGGAGGACGCTGACTCAGAGTCCATTTCCTCCGATGGTGAGGAGGACACCGACGCCGAGTCAGTCACTTCCAATGAAGATGACGCCGAGTCTGTCGCTTCCAATGACGACGAGTACCATGTGTCCTACAACCGCGATATCAGCGACATGCTCTACAATTTGGCGGATTCTAGTTCTGATACGTTCAAGAGCAAGGCTTATACCAAAGCTGCAGTTATTGTTGATTCCCTCGATTACAGGGTGAATTACGGGAAGAATCTCCTCAAGTTTGATGGTATTGGGAAGGGTATTGCTGCGAAGATTGATGCTTTTCTTGAGGGTGACCTAACCAATCAACCTAACAAGAAGCTGGCAAACTTATTTCTAAAGCTGGGGAACCTGGAGGAAAATCAGTTCAAGAGTGAGCGTTATTGGCACGCCTCCGACGTTCTCAAGGTTCTCGAGGAAAAGGTTTCTCACAGTGATGATGTAAAGGGTATCAAGGGATTTGGACGTTCAATTTTGAATAAGATTGATGAGTTTGTCGAGACTGGAAAAATTGCGCGAATTCAAGAACTCTCTAAATCCAAGTAGATGTGCACTGAAAAATTAAAAACCCGGTAAATATACCAATAGGAATCACATATTTTAATAAAACTTTATATTTTTTTACTTGAACACTGCCTTTGTTTTACCATTATAAACGTTTACAATCCCCGATGCTATCATTTTCTGGTTAACGGATAGTTTATCCCCCCTATGACGATATACAGTTACAAGAGGACGACCATACTTGTCATTTTTGTAACATTGTATCCACACCAAACCATTTACTTTATTTCTGCACATGAATGGGTTCCATAATTGGGGGACTGCGCGATCATCAAAGCCACATTTTTCTTTAAACATATCTCGTGCGAGTTTGGCCAAGTAAATATGCTCATTTCGATCTTCCATAGCGAGACTGGGTTTCATCTCAGCCGAATCGTATCCGAGTGTGCGAAACCTAAATTTTAGAACACGCCCATGCTTAATGATAACTGCATTAAATGTGTCACCGTCATACACACTCGTTATTTTAGCATACCCACGATAATTATCTAGACTGAAAACTGGGATAGAATCATCAATAGCTGATAAGGATCTCTTACTAAAACACCAGTTCATATAGAAAGAATGAAATTTATCTTTAAACATTAATTTAAAGATATGTTGATACATTACTGTATATGGATGTCCATCGGTCATTCAATTTTTCACCTAACACTGAGAAGCTTAAATTGATTACAATTTGGGTGAATGATATAACCCCTAAAAAGGTTGATCTCTCTTGTATGTATCAAAAACTTATAGGTTTCCAAGTTGTGACAGATTTCTATAAGAATAGGAAAGTATTTGATGATACAATTATTAAACAACCGGTCACCCTAGGTGATTTGGATTTTTCAGAAGATTTCAGTGAACAACTCATCAGTCATGTTTACAAAGATGATGAGTATTACTGGGCGGATGGGAATCCTCATAAAAGTCTAAACAGCATTGCGGAAGAGATTCTAACTAATTATAGAGCCCATCACTCAACAAAGTTGGTTGAATTTGACGAAGGTTCTAATAAGATAATTAAATCTGAACGTTTTGAAGATGCGGATTCATACGAAGTCAATTTACCGCGGGTTAGAACAACTAAAATGAACAACACTGTGATAGAATCAGAATCTGAGACTGAGTCAGAGAGTGAAACAAAGGTGTCTGTATAAAAAATATCAGTACATTATAAACAATGAGCATCATAATGTCTAAAGCATTGCTGAAAACTAAACCCCGATACCCCCGTAATCCCGAGAAGATTGCGACTCTTCCAGTACTCGTCTCTGTAGACAGGGCCGGTGATCTCAAGCTCGGTACGCGTAAGTGTCGTCTTCACAAGAAGGAAGATGTAATGAAGGTTGCGAAAAATTACGGTGTTCCCAGTGTCGCAAAGAAGACTGTTAAGCAGTTGTGTAGCTCGATTAAGAGGAAGGCCAAAATGAGTAATGATGGTATGAACAACATTCCCCTAGCCAAGTTGTACCCCGAGGCGGCTAAAAAGCGCACTGCCTGCCCGTGCACAAAGCAAAAGAAATCATCCCCTTGTATGAAGGCTGCGATAAAGAAGATGGTTGTGAAAAAGGGTATAAAGAATTTCATGAACAGTATGGTGACCAGTAATTCCAATATCGCCAAGTTGCGTCAATTGAATATCAAATCCAAACCCTCTAAGAAGGCCCAACCCATCACCAAGGAGGAGGCGAGGAAGCGTATCGAGGCGATGAAGGGTCTCACCCGTAATGTCAAGAGTATGCTTACGTACAGGGTTGATAATGGTCCCATGTCCCCCCGTCGTGTAGTGAAGGTTGCTCGTGAGCTTTCTAGATTGAATGTTCCATCGTATCGAGTTGTTCTATAATCATTAAATGACTAGAGAAACTTTTTTCTATGTATTAATTAAAGATGACCCAGTTATTCGTTTCTATCGACAAGGCGGGTGATGTAAAACTTGGTAAGCGTAAGTGCCGTCTTCACAAAAAGGAGGAGGTTGTGAAGGTTGCGAAAAAATACGGTGTTCCCGACCCAGCAAAAAAGACAATTAAGCAGTTGTGTACTTCTATTAAAACGAAAGCTGGTGCACCCAGTAGAAGTAAAGGTGTCACCAAGGATGATGCTGTTAAACGTATAGATGCCATGAAAATCTCAAATTCTAATAAAACCAAATTGCGTGCATTATTTACTAGTCGTTCTCCTCGTCATGTACTGGTTGTGGCTCGTGAACTTCGTCGACTTCAATTTTAATTTCTCCATATTGTTCATTCCAATCGTCTAGATTGTTATACTCTTTGGGTGTTGTATCGTAAAACGATTTACTATCTGACAACATCATAGATCTAACCGTTTCATAGAGTACAGTTGTTAGGGCGAATTTGTAAGCCAAGAACCCCACAAATGTAGCACCATAATCAAAATCGAATGCAAATGGTGCATTATTCCACGACACTTCAAAAGCAGCCGCACCCAAAGGTGCTAAAAACTCCTTTTGAAATTTCGCATTTTCATAGTTATCTACACGGTCACAGAGAAGGTTCATATAGGCATAGGATGCGAGTGCACCGAGAGTAACAGACACACCCTGTTCAGCCCCTTGAGTGATGAAATAGGTTGCACTGAGAGCTGAACCATATCCAGCAGTTGAATTTCTTAGTGTTTTTTTCAGGTGTCTATATTCCTTAGTACCTGGGTGGGTTGGGTTAGTTGATGCAATAGAATACATCTTTTTCTATCAATCATACTCCACGAATCTTTATCTATTTTAATGGCTTTAAAGATCTATTGATATATAAATTATATGGACATCCGTCATTGTGATGGAATTGATCTCCTGAATTCACTGGATGATAAATCCATAGACCTAATTCTGACCGATCCACCTTATATCATTTCACACGAAACAGGTATGAACACTCTCCACGATGCAATTGAATCTGGGAAGAATCTCACAAAGACTGAAGAGGAGTGGAACAAGTACCTCGGGGAAAATGAGGCTGCAAAAACCACATCTGGTGCGATGGAGAATTACATGAAATATGGAACGATCTATGGGACCAAGTATAGTGTGAAAACAAATTATGGTGAGTGGGATGAAAAGTTTACGATGAATACTCTCGAAGAGTTTGTGAAGTTGTACTATACAAAGTTGAGGGATGGTGGGACGTGTATCATCTTTTTCGATCTTTGGAAGTTGTCACATCTCAAAGAAATCATGGAGAAACACAAGTTCAAACAGTTGCGTTTTATTGAATGGATCAAAACAAATCCACAACCTATCAATTCCCGTGTGAATTATCTGACAAACTCCCGGGAGATTGCCCTCTTGGGGGTAAAGAAAGGAAAACCAACCTTCAATGGGGAGTATGATAACGGTATATACAAGTTCCCGATCCAAGGGGGTAAGAACCGGTTTCACCCCACCCAAAAGAACATCAAATTATTCGAAGAACTCGTCAAGAAACATTCAAATGAAGGTGATCTGGTAGTAGATACATTCCTCGGTGGTGGGACGACAGCTATTGCTTGTAAGGAGACTGGGCGGAAATTCATTGGGTCTGAATTGGATGAAAAATACTTTAAGAACTTAAGTGAAATGCAATTAGAGAACAAATGAAGATGACTAATTTAGGTAAAATTTTGGTGGAGACTAAAGTCTTCACTGAGCCATTTATTCACACGAACCGTCTCATTGAGTTGAAACTGTTCGATGTCACGAATAATGGCGGTGCTTGGCGAACCCACTTTGAAAAGTTGTTCAGGATCACTGTTGTGTACACAACAAAAACCAAACCCCTTCATAAGAATCTAAAGGATGAGGATGAAGAAAAATATAAACAACAAAAATTAGATATATCCACTTTACCACACCCAAAAGAGGGTAAAGTACTGGGTTTATATGTATGGGGACGCCTACAATCAAATTCACGGACTATACCCGATGATATACGTTCCGTAATATGTGGACCGGGTGCGAGATGCCTCATTTGCGATGAAGATCGGAGAATCGAATGTGATCACGTGAATGATGATTATACGATCGCCTTATCCGATCTCAAAATCTCAGATTTCCAGCCATTGTGTCAATCGTGTAACAAGAAGAAGCGTGAGGCGCATAAGAGAGGTATTCAATATTACAAAGATATTCGAGACTCTGGAAAGTCTGTGATTAAACAATTGCTCAACTTACCTAATGACTTCAAATTCACTTGGATTGCACCCGAGGAACTATCGGGGGATGCTTTATTTTACCGTAACCCTAAATATGTGAGACAACTCCATTTCGATAGACTTAAAAATAACTTGTAATACTATAGTAATGCCCTGTCAACGCTGTCGAAAGAAGTGTGGCGTTCCAATCGACTGTAAATACTGTGGAGGTAATTTCTGTCCAAGTTGTATAAACTTGACGAAACATGAATGTCAAGGTGCAGATATAAAAAAGATGCAACAGCGTAAGAAACTCGAGGAAAGTATAGCATTTGAAGCACCCCCAAAATGCTTAAAGATTTGATGCCTAAATTATTCGGGTTGAGATGTCCGAGTGGTCTAAGGAGGACGACTTAAGATCGTCTGTGCTACGCACGCGCGGGTTCAAACCCCGCTCTCAGCATATCGCATTCATAGCTCAGTGGTAGAGCGCAAGCTTAGTAAGCTTGAGGTCAGGGGTTCGAAACCCTTTGAGTGCAAAATAGTAATATCTATGATTAATTCCATTCTGATTATCGGGTGGGTGTAATGATATATAATTTCTAAGTTAATAATACTATGCCCACTAAAACTAAACGCCAACCCAATGCTTATATGATTTTTGTCAAGAAGATGAGACCCAAGATTGTTAAAGAAAATCCTGATATGTCTTTCACAGAAATCGGTAAAAGGCTTGGTGAACTGTGGAGAGCTCTCTCCGATGATGAAAAGAAGAAGTATGCCAAGTAATACTTAAGGATTATAGACCGAGTACATGTATGACGACTACACCCTTATCAATAGCCGCCCAATTCGGGAATGTGCAAGAGGTATTGGCATTGATCGAGGCGGGTGCCGACATCAACGTGTGTAATCATATTGGTTGGACACCACTCTATATGGCAGCTGGAAACGGTCATGATGGGGTAGTGAAGGCTCTGATCGCGGCGAACGTGGACATTGACAAAACTGATGACATTGGTTGGACACCACTGTTAAAAGCTACTGAATACGGTCATGAGACAACGGTGCAGATACTGATTGAGGCGGGTGCGGACACCAACAAGGCATCATATAGCGGTATGACACCACTATTTAACGCCAAGTTGAAGGGACGTGAGACAATACTACGGATGCTCACAGACTTAAGGATTTGAGTCTTGATACAAGTAGATGTCCCTAGGGGTCAAGAAGCTCTGTTACGATGCTATTGTGCCTACTCGTGGGTCTGATCATTCTGTGGGATATGATTTATATAGCTCCGAGGATGCCGTGGTTCCTAGCCAGGCTGGAAGAGCAATCGTAGGAACTGGTATTACAGTGGTTCTTCCACCGGGGGTATACGGTCGTGTAGCTCCCCGCTCGGGTCTAGCCGCGAAGCACTGCATAAATGTTGGTGCGGGTGTGATTGACCCAGATTATACCGGTGAAATTAAAGTCATTCTATTTAATCATGGATTGAAGGACTTTGAAATCAAGAAGGGTGATCGTATTGCGCAGCTCATTCTAGAGCGTTGTGAGACTCCCCCAATTGAGGAAATTAGTATTGTCGAGGACACTGAACGTGGCTCTGATGGCTTTGGGTCTACCGGCAATTAGAAAACCATAAATCTTCTGGTGTAGGCATAAAAAGTATACCTTGACTCATAGTCATATATAATTTAGCCTTATCCACATTAGGGTAAGTATGTAATATCCATCTCTCCCAATATTCAGCCCGGAAGAAATCTTCCCAATCTTCTTGGGTACTTTCTTTGATTTGTAGCATATCTCTCTGTATCTGATACTGATCCCTCTCTATTCGCATCTCCTTAGGAATGATAGCACCTTTCCTAAGAAGTTGTGCACGCATAAGACGGGGGTTACGATGGTCCGGGAAATATTGAACCCCTGTTTGACCAAAGTCTATAGTTCTCTTACTTGGTAAGGTGACTCTATACTTGTGAGTAATCGAAGGACTGGGTTGAAATACGACGTGCATTAATACTACATAAGGAAAAAAATATAATACTAATTATGCTCGAATACACATCACTCGATGGTACGATAATTAAGGTTGGTCAAAATGCGAAAGAAAATGATGAATTGACATTAGCCAGTGCCCCTAAATACTGGTGGATGCATGTTGCAGGGTATTCTGGGGGGCATGTAGTTATATGTGATGAAAGGGATGTTCTACCAAAAGAAACTCGTAAAGATGCAACGGCACTCGCGATATACCACAGTAATGCACCGGACACTAAAATGTCTTGCGTTGATATGGTTAGGGTTGAACAAACTATATGGGTTAGACAGGCTGGTAAAGTCAAGCTTCAAGGGGAAGTGAAAGAATTCTCGATTTTTATGAGGAGAGAAAAGGAACGTATAGATCGGTTATTAGAAAATCGAGTAAGTATAAAAATGGACTAACATAGCTTCATCTGTGCCGTTCTCTTGGAAAGTGCGAGTGCTTCATCCCATCGTCCCGCTTGTTGAATGATAGATTTAGTGCGAGGTTGCATTCTTGAGAGAGAATAACCGTTTCTCAAATTCTTAAATGCATTATTCAACGCAACGCTTCTTATTCCGGTGTTACTTGCATGTTGCCGATTGGAAATACTCTCGAGTGAATCACCACGAGCTTCGAGTGTTCTAAACTTGTTTTCCATCTCGATATTTACTTTCTGTAACATTATCAGTTGCTCTTGTAGCTTTTCCTTGTCATTTCGGAGTTGTATCCTCTCTCGTTCCAACCCCGAAATAACAACCTTCGTATCATCGACCTTGGTACCCATTGAGCGGAGAGCCAAAATAATCAATTTTTGTTTTTTGATTTTCGCATCTTTTTTTTCGAGTGTCTTCTTGACGATCCTGTCTATTCCCGGTCCAAGGTCTACTACGAACTTGGAGGGTTTTTGGGGTCGTGAGGAAGATTTAACCATTTTTATATACTTTTTACAATTTATCAGTTCCACTTAGTTACCAAAAGCAACACCACCCATACCCTGCTTGATGCGGAGAATGTTGTAGTTGACGGCGTACACTCGATGAAGTGCGTTACCACCAGTGGGGGTTGTCACGGTCAACTTGGCATTATCGATGCGTGAGAAATTCAGAGTCCCAGTGGGTTGCATCTTACTGAGGCTGACACAGAATGGCCAAGTGAAGGTTGGGAGATCCTCGAGAATATCGTCGGGGAGATCTGTACTGTGCATTTCGGGGACAACCGAGTGATGGTACACGGGGGAGGTTTCCTCGAATAGAGCGACACCGTTAATGTAGAGGGACGACTTTCCGAATGTGAATTCAGAGTCCCAGTCGTTACCAGTAGCCTTACCAGAGACAAGGTGAAGGGACTTGACTGGGTGGTTGAAGTAGCTCAAATCGAATTCGGTGTCAGTCTTGGTCGCCAATTGGTGTTGCGTTTGGGTAATGAGAATCTCATGCTCATTATCGGTGAAAAAAGAACGTTCCTCGGTATCGAGGTACACATAGTTACCCCACACCTTGGGGGTGCTACCGGGGGTGAAACCATCACGGCACTTGATGCGAATCTCAACATCGTGGTACTGGAGCGCAACGAGGGGGAGACACTTGGTCCAGTCCTCACCAAAGAAGAATGGGAGCATGTAGTGATCCCCACCGTGGTTGGCCTTCTTGTTGTTTGTAGTAACCGCGGAAGCCGCCTTCGCAGCTGAGTCGCGCAAGAGGGGGTTATGAACACCTTGGATGAAAAGGGAATCGAGTTCGCTAACCTTTTGGCCACCAATCCACAGACTGAATTCGGTGGGGGCAGCCGCATTTTGGGAGAATAGACCCGTGGTGTTGGTTTGCACTGCCGCAATACCAGTGGCCTCAATCCAAATATAGCTCATGAGATCACCCTTGGAACGAATAGGGATGGCAACCTCGTTGTTGGCAGCGAATGTACCGATGTAGTCCATGCGCTCGGGCTTCATCGAGAAGTTGGTGTGTCGCTTGTAGTTTTGACGGAAGAAGCTGACTTCAGGTTGACCAGTGATGTACACATCCTGGGCACCCACCGACACAAGATCGATTAAAGCAGCTGACATTTATTAATAAATGATATTAAAATTTTGGGTCATTGTATACATAAAAGGGATGGTAGTTTTCCAGGCATTGACTTGGGAAGCACGCGATGTGGAGGAAGAACATTTGGTGAGTATTTTTGGTAAGATGGAGAATGGCGCGTCTGTGTGTGTGACCACCTCATTCACACCTTACTTTTTCATCAAACTCCCGCGTGGTGCTACACCGAAGATGATTCAAGAAATCTATGATGTTATCGATAGAAAATGTCCTGAAACCTTGGTATCTTACTCTGTGATGAAATCGAAAGATGTCTGGGGATTTCAAAACAATGAGGAGTTTGGTTTTATGAAAGTTGACTTCCGCAATTTGTCCATGAGACGGCGTGTGGATTACTTCCTCAAGAACTTTATAACTCTCTCAACTGGTATGATCAAGTTGAAAGTGTATGAGTCCAACCTGGACCCTGTACTTCGCCTGATGCATCGAACTGGTATTCAATCGACTGGTTGGATTGACAGTGGGGATGAATGTGTCCGGTCATATCTTTCTAATGTGGATATAGATCTATACTGTAACAAGTGGAACACCCTCAAACCAGTTGAACGTGA